CGCTTGGCTACCCACTCCTGCCACTCTCTTTGCCCGATTGAGTATACACGCCTGAACTCATCCCTTATCTGCTTGTTGCCAGCGTTGACAGTATCTACCCAATCATCGCCGTAGATGCCACGCTCAAAGTCAGACAAATCACGGAATAAGAAGTTGGGGAGGGCGGACACCACGAAGTCCTGTGCCCTCTGGTAAAGCTGTTTGCCACCGAAGTAGAAAGCATCCCACACATCTTTGAGTTTGTTTTCTACTGGCAGAGGGTCAAACTCTTTAGTTACATAATTATAAGTGCCGACCCACGCACCAGTTTCATCGTAAGCCGTGCCTCTATTGATGTCTATGGTAAGGAGCTTCTGCACTCCGTCAACAGAAAAGTTTAATTTCTGGACGCTGAATATCTGACCTATCTCCTGCCAACTGAAACCCATCGCCCTGAGCAAGTCCTGTTTGGGCTTGGTCTGTCCGCCAGTTCTTATCTCATCAATGAAGCCACCAAAGTCCTCGTCAAGCTGCGTCCTCAGCTCCTCGTATCCCCTGTCGGGAAAGACATCGTGGATTACATCAATCTCAAATCGCTGCTCTGTGGTCAAAAAGAAGCGGTTGATTTCCTCTGCCGTGATGCCCTGCACGAACATACGCAGCAAGGTCTCGCTATCTGGGGTGCGACCCAGATTATAAACCATATTGAAAAAGGCTACCGAGTCGGTCTGGGCTTGGTCAACCAGTTGCCCCCAAATCATATCGGGGATTTCCTCAACCGTTACGCCAAAAGTAGTGCCAATTATCCAATTACCGTGCTCATCCACTCTGGACACATCAAACTTCTCAGGGAACAAGCGTTTGAGCAGGTCGCTAACGGTAGGTATTATCTGAGGGGATACTGGTATCTCGGCAGGTTCAACACCAGCAACAGGCGTAATGCCAGCCTGCATTTCCTCTATCTGCTCCTGAGTAAACCTCTCACCTGTGGGAGAGATAGCCCCTCCCTCTGGAAATACCTCCCATTGCTCAGGGGTTACAAAAGTATAGACAGGGATTGCCCCTTGACCTTGACCGACAGCCTTCAAGTTCCAGCTAGGGTTGATGTCATAACCTAAATCCTTTGCCTGTCTGGGGTCAAGGATTAAAGTCTGACCTTTCTTGAGAGCCTTGAGCCTTTTCTCAAGCTCGGTATCTTGCGTAGTTTCTTGAACCATTATACTCTAGGTGTCCTTACTGGCAGTAGCCTCTGTTTCGGCTGATTAGCTTGCCCGAAGAAAGGAGCAGCCTCAGCCTGCTTACGCTCTGGTTGGTTCGTTCTGCCCTCTAGGTATTCCCTAAACTTCTCTATAGCCACAGGATTAGGAGAAGTTAGAGACATTTCAACCTGTCTGTCAGCTTCTTCGTGAGTTAAAAATGCCATTATGTCTTAGCCCTCCTTGCTCTAGGCTTGCTCTTAGCTGTCTCTACCAGAGCCTCTTGTGGTCTGCCAGCCCTAGCGGTCTCAGCTAGTCTGGCTATCCTTTCCTCCTCATTTATATCTTTTTCAACTTCCGCCTCTGACTGCGGTTGCTGACCACTACCTTGCCCTTGCCCTAACAATGGCACAGGTGGCTTGCCTTGCTCAATCTGCTTGGCTGGCTGAGCACCGCCCAGAGCCATTTCGTCCTGCATAGTGCTCTCACGTAGTATGCGGAGCAGAGCCTTTAAGGTTAGCTTAGCTTCGGTATCATACCGCTTGGCTTCACCACCAGTTGTTTGCTCTCTCCTGTTAATAAGTCTATGAACTCGCCTGAGTAGACGGATGCGAATATCGTCCCTCTCAGACTGCTCATCAGCCAAGCCGTCCTCATCCTGCTCTGGATTACGCCGTTTCAGTATCTCAATCCTGATAGCCTTGTCGGGTATCACTCCCCTCATAGCCTGAGCTTCGGTGATTTCGGCGAGCTTCTGCTCCCTAGACTCGGAGAAGTATTTGTATTCTATCTTATAACTTCCCTTCAACTTCTCAGGCTGGTATTCTGTCCTAAAGCCCTCATCGCCTAGCTCAATCGGCAAGCCCATCTGGATTATCTGCTTGATAACCATTCGGGACATTGCCCTGTAGAACTCAGCAAAGCATTGAAGTCTGGGAATGAATATCATATCCTTGCTCTCTGTCAGCCTGTAGATGGCTGCACCAGAGAGAGGGAAGCTGAGATTGCCGTAGTCTATATTCGGCAGAGAGCCACGCTGCAAGCGACCCTCAAGCATCGCATACTCAAGCCTGCTGGCGTTCCTAATGTCATTGACAGGTATCAGGCTATAACCTCCACCCTTTTCCACTGATGCCACCACTCCCAGACCGAAAGGCAAGTCCTCTGGGTTCGCCTTCTCGCCTGCTTCTGAGGCATACTGCCTAGCCCCAAAGAAAGAAGCCATCGTCAGGTTGCTGAGCACGGTAGCCAATCGGTTCATTTCAGGGTATAGCAAACGGTTCAAAGCGAATATACTCTCGCCTTCGTGGGCTACATTTTCGGGGTCAGCCAGCATAGAGCCAGAAGGGACTTTCTTAAAGATAATAGGAACATACCCCTCTCCATCATTCTCGTCAGCGTAGGGATGGGTCTCGTCCTTTCTCTGTTCGGCGGTGTCTCCTTGACCTACCCAAGCCAGATGTTTCTTTCTAGTGTATACATCATAGACAAGGGCATCCTTTTCCTCCCCGATGTCCTTATCCAACTTCTCTTGAATGTATGTCTTGGACTGTCTGGTGAGATAAGCATACCAGTTCAGACCATCCATCCCCATATCATACCAGCCGTATCTGGTATCCAGAGGTCTTATATCAACGACAGGCTTACCCTTCTCCTTGCGGTTTAAGACCTGAGCTGCCAGAGAACCCCTGATGCAGCTTTTCTCAGCTTGGTAGGGATACTGCCCGATGATTGCCCTGTTCCCCATCTTCTCGTCTACCGTGAGGTAGTAATTCTCAAGAAACTCCTCAATATAGCTATTCCTTTTCCTCTCTTTAGAGCTGACAATCGTCTGAGGATTAGCAGCTTGGAGGATACCTATAGAGCGGAAGGCAAAAAGGGCAGCGTCATTCAGGGTCATATTGACAATCTGTGGGACAGGCTTAGTCTTGTCGGTTATCATTTTCATTTCGTAAGGGACATTCCAATAGGAGTCTAGGTCTACATCGTGCCTGTCAAACAGAGGCTTGAACTCTGCCTTTTTCTCCTCAATGATTTTAAGCGTTATCTCTGCCATAGTTCACTCCTTAAAGAAAGCTCTTTACTCTTGGCTTAGTCGCAATGGAAGCAGCCACAGGTTTCATCAGCATCATCAGAGCATCAGCCCAATCTGGCGACTTGACACCCCTAGAGCGTGCCTCCTCCTTAGACTCAATCAAGAGCTGGTTCTTTTTATTATAGCGGTATCTCACATCAGCAAGCTGAGCCTTGAGCTTTGAGTAATCAGGTATCTGTAGCTCCTCATCCTGCAAATCGTGAGCCAGTTTGAAGTAAAGCTCCGCTCTGAGGTTTCCAAATATCTCATTATTCAGAGCTTTCTCCGATGAGTTAAACGACTCTACCGCCAGACCGTTATCCTCCAAAATATCATACACGCCACTACCAACGCCAGTAGAGTCAATACGAGTGATGATAGGCTTATGCTGCTTGATGAGGTTAGCCGTCCTGCCTGCGGTGAATATATTATCTTGGTGCATCCAGCTATCGGTCAGAACAATCCTCTTGCCCTTCCTCATCATAAACACGGTCTCATCATCGCCGTATCTTGAAACGTCAAGCGAAGCGACCAGAGAGCCTTCTGGCTCAATCACGGTGTTCATACATTGCTCAATAGCCCAGAGGGGGATGAGGGTAGTAACGCCTGCCTGTGGGAAACGACCCAGACAGTAGCACTCAAAGAGGAAGTTATGCTCACCCCACTCAAGAAAACGCTCATAGACCCACTCTGGCGATATGAGATAGGGTCTTGGCATCGGCTTATCGCCAATCTTTTCCTTCCAAGTATTAGAACGTATGTCCTCAATAGTTATGCCGAACTCGGTGAAGTTCGGGGTATCAAAGCAGGAGATATGGTATACGTCCCAGAGACCGCTCTCATTAAGGTAAGCATCCCTGAACTCGCCTACAGGCTGAGTCGGATTGCCAATGAGGAGCTGAGACCTGAACTCGCCAGCAGCCAGAGGGTTCTCCATCGCTGCATAAACCGCAGGCGATAAACCACTCGCCTCATCACCAATCACCAGCACATATTTATTATGTAAACCCTGAAACCGCTCAGGCTCATCAGTAGAAAGACCGATGGCGAACCAGTTATCCTCAAGGTGTATAGATGTCAGCTTGATGTCGCCACCCATATTATACTTCGCACCTGTCCAAGCAGCTCTGATTTCACGCCACAGGATAGACTCAACCTGCCTGAACGTGGGAGCGGTAGTAATAACAGTGGAGGGATAGAAGGTATAGAGAAAAGCTAGGGCTATCCTAGCTGCCGAGTGCGATTTTGACGCTGACGTGCAGGACGCTGCGACAGTTCTCTTGGTCTGACCACCACTCCTGTCAAACACAGAGCGTGCTATCGCTCTCGGAATGTCCCACATTGAGCAGTTGAGCAGGTTCTCAATCCACAGGTCGGGAAAAGCCTGACCCCATTCCCTGTAGGCTAATGCACCTTCTGGTGTCGTCAAGTCTAACTGAGGGGCTTCTTTTGTCTGCGTCAAGACCTTACCCCTTTCTTCCCCTCGCTGAGATATTGAAGCAGGAGCATCAGGGTAAGTAAAATCAGAACTACTATAAACATTTTAACCCCCTACTCCGTAGTTATTCCGTAGTAAATTAGGCACGATATTCATTTATTTCCTACATTCTAGCTACCAAATTAGTCTGGGCTGCCGTATTATGTGAGGGGGGGTGACTATACCACGTCCTCTATCGCATTTTCGGCTACCCCCCGATAACAAAACAGGGTCTCACCCCTTAGCCAGCAGCCTCAGCCTTAACCTTTCGGGCTACCCCACAGCGACAAGTGCCGTCCTTTCGGTAGCTATGGCGGTGTGGCTTGCCCTCTGCCTGACTAGGTGTTATCTCTAGTGATGGCAATAACTCAGGCTCTTGCTTAGGCGTGAAGCTACGCTCAGGCTTAGCCAGCTTTGGCTTTGTGCTTGGTAATCCCTTAGCTTCAGCCACACGCCTGATGTTAGTAGCATCGGCTTGAGCGTGGTCAAGGTCTCTCGCTTCCGCTTCCGTGAAGCCTAGCTCTATCGCCAGCTTGTAAGGTGAGTATATTTGGTCTGACATATTCCCTCCTCCTGCTTAGACTTAGACTTAGACTTAGACTTAGACTTAGACTTGGTAACCACTTCTCGCCGTTAGTAGCCGAATAGCTACCGAATAGCTACCGAATAGCTACCGAGTCATTACGTCAACGTTACGTCATACTTTAGCCTCAATTCTTACTCGTTTTGGTAACTTTAGGGATTGCAATTGTCTCAACGTTATCACCATCGGCAGCCAGTTTTGCGATGTCTTTCAACGTCATTTGCTCGCCAGTGTGGTGAATATCTAGCTTTTGTCTAGGCAATCCGATGCCGTGAGCAATGGCTTGTAGACAAGCGTTAAGCTTGACTGCTGTGATTGATACCTTGTTACCCTTGATGTCGTGTCCCCTTATGTAGTCTCTAACTAGCTTAGCAGCAGACACGGCAGCTTCGCTTAGTGTCTTTTGAACCTCTGCCGAGTCGTGGCTCTTAGGTTTTCTGCCTGATTTTCCCTTTACACCTGCCATATTTCACACACACCGAATATGATTTTACCCTATTTAATCCGAGACTAGCTCGGTATATTCTTTTTGCTCTTGCTCAGGCTGTATGCGTCTAAGCAAGAGCGACACACAAAGGAGGCAATCAAATGCCAGGCTGCCAACACTTTCAGGATATAGCATAGTTTTGAGTTTGTCAAGTCTGGCAAATACCACGCTGCCAGCAGTTCACGCCTGAAAAATAGATGAATTTACGCTCAAATCGTGCCTGAAATGGGGGTTGACAAGCTGCCAGCAAGCTGCTATGCTATCTACACAGGCTCAAGTTGAGTCTGAATAGGCACAAAGGGGGGTTACAAATGGCAGACCAAGTAAAACTAACACTAATCAGCAACACATCTGAGGAAGGGCAAAACCAAACCGCAGCAAGCGAGCTTGAGGAGTATCTGGAGACACTACGGCAGCAGATTGCCTATATCTTCAGGGATAGGGTAGAGGTTTTCATTGATGTTGAAGTTGAGGAATAAGGTTAGCGTCTAGGCTATCTAGGCTTGAGCTTCACGGCTTGAGCCTAGTCCCTAACTTCTAACACACAAAGGGGGAGCAATGGCTTATAGAAACGATGCCACCGAGAGAGCCAGACTTCACAAGCTCTGGATTGATGAGCTTGACTTGCCGTGTGCTAAGTGTGGCAGCCGTGTCCGCCGTGAAGTAGCACACAAAAACCCCTACTCTAACGGCGGTTCTACCACTGAGGACAACTGCCGTGTGC